GAATCTTTCACACAAACCAAACTTTTTATCTTATACTTTTCGAGACGAAATGGTCGCGGATGCAATTGAAAATTGCGTTATGTACGTTGACAATTTTGATCCTGCAAAATCAAGCAATCCATTTGCCTATTTCACTCAAATAGTATATTATGCATTCTTACGCCGCATTCAAAAAGAGAAGAAGCAATTATATGTTAAATACAAATCAACTGAAACTGCTGGAATACTCGACGAGTTCGAACTCAATGAGAATGAAGATGGTACTTTTAGACAATTCGAATTGTACGAAAACATCTCAGAGTTCATCTCAAACTATGAAAACGCAAGACTCCAAAAGAAAGCGAAAAAAGTAGGATTGGAGAAATTCGTCGATGAAGATAGCAATTCTGGGTGATACTCATTTTGGAATGAGAGGTGACTCGATCGCCTTTCATAATTTGTACAGGAAATTTTACAAGGAAGTCTTTTTTCCTTATTTACAAGAACATGGAATTACCACCGTCTTTCAGTTGGGTGACTTATTTGATCGTCGGAAGTATATCTCTTTTCAGTCTCTTGCTCTTTGCCGTCGTTATTTTTTTGATATAATGCAAGAGAAGAACATTCAGTTTTATACTTTACTTGGCAATCACGACATCACCTACAAAAATACACTAGAAGTAAATTCTCCGCAATTACTTTTGCAGGAGTACGAAAACATTTGCATTTATGATTCTCCATCGTCTGATAATGAGTGGGGGATCGATATTATCCCATGGATCTGCAAAGACAACGAAGCAGAAGTTCTAGATTTTATTAAGAAAAGCACCAATCATGTTTGTTTTGGTCATTTCGAACTGCAAGGGTTTGAAATGGATCGTGGCAATGTCTGCCACGAAGGCATGGATGCTTCTGTGCTATCAAAGTACGATCTTGTTTTGTCTGGACATTTTCATCATAAAAGCAACAATGGCAGCATCATCTATGTTGGCACTCCAGGTGAAATGACTTGGGCAGATTACGATGATGAACGAGGTTTTCATATCTTCGACACCGAAACACGTGAATTACAATTCATCTCAAATCCTTATCGAATGTTCTATAAGATGAAATACAATGATGATGAATTGTTTTACAATAACATTGTAGAGCAGGATTATTCATGCTACTCTGGAAAGTATGTAAAGATTGTCGTTGAAAAGAAAGGTAATGCATTTTTGCTTGACACATTGCTTGATCATTTAGCAAAGGTCTCTCCAATCGAAGTTTCTGTTGTTGAAGATTTTACAGAGATCACAGAAGAGGTTGATGTTGATATCAATCAGGCAGAGGACACAATGACAATTTTGAATAAGTATGTTGATGGGTTGTCTTTACCTGTGGAATCCGATAAAATTAAAGGCGTTCTGCGAGATGTATATAACGAAGCGATTGCGATGGAGTCTGCTTGATTATATTTAAATCTGTCCGTTATAAGAATTTCTTGTCAACAGGAAATGTTTTCACTGAAATTCCCCTGAATGAAAACGCGACAACTCTAATTGTTGGTGAGAATGGTGCAGGAAAGTCTACCTTTCTTGATGCCATCACATTTGGTTTGTTTGGCAAACCATTCCGAAACATCAACAAGCCGCAACTTGTGAACTCAATCAATGAAAAAGATTGTGTCGTTGAGATTGAATTTAACATCGCCAAGAAAAATTATAAAATCATTCGTGGCATCAAACCAAATTTATTCGAGATTCATTGTGATGGTGAATTGTTGAATCAAGATGCCAAAGCAAAAGACTATCAAGATCATCTTGAGAAACTTATTCTCAAGATGAACTACAAGTCCTTTACGCAAATTGTTATCCTTGGTTCAACCAACTTCACTCCATTTATGCAACTGTCTGCGGCAGATCGTCGAGCAGTGATTGAAGATTTGCTTGATATTCAGATCTTCTCTGCAATGAATGTGATTGTGAAAACAAAATCAAACTCACTCAAAGAAGAAGCATCACGATTAAAGATTCAGATTGATGCAGTCAAAGGTAAGATTGATCTACACAAGAAGCATCTTGATGAATTGAAGAAAAATACAAAGGAAATTGTAGAAGCAAAGAAACAAGAGATTGTTGAAAACAAAACAACATTTTCTACGCTAGAAACAGAAGCAAAACAAAAAGAAAAACAAATTGACGATTTAATATTTCAAACTTCAGATGAAGAATTTACAAACAAAAGATTTAGTAAACTAAACAATCTTGAAGCCAAGATCGAAGGGAATATCCAGAAACTCGAGAAAGATATCGAGTTTTATTCTGTAAATTCGACTTGTCCAACCTGCGATCAGGCTATCAATAACAAAGAAGAAAAAGTACACACGTGCAACTCTAAAATCACAGAACTAACTGAAGGATTAAATAAACTAAAGGAAGAAAGCGATGCCGTTCTACAGCGAATCAATACCATCAAAACAACTCAAAAAGAACTCAAGTCTCTTGAACAAGATCTTGTGCGCATTAACACTTCTTGCAGTCAGATTAGGAAGTATGTGGCAAAACTTGAAAAAGAAATTGAGGAAATAGAAAACAAACCAGCGATGAGTGAAGAGTTTAAAGCGCAATCAAAAGAATTACTCAACGCATTACAATCATTCAACGAAAAAAGAAAAGAAGTATCTGAACAAACACAACATTATGATATTGTCGCGCAGTTGCTTAAAGATGGCGGGATTAAGTCGAAAATCATTAAGCAGTACGTGCCAGTTATAAACAAACTGGTGAATAAGTATTTGGCTGCGATGGACTTCTTTGTCAACTTCAACATTGACGAGGAGTTCAAGGAGACCATCAAGTCTCGTCACCGAGATGATTTCAGTTATGAAAACTTCTCAGAGGGTGAAAAGAAACGTATTGATCTAGCACTGTTGTTTACATGGAGGTCGGTCGCCAAATTAAAGAACAGTGTCAATACGAATCTGCTCATCTTCGACGAGGTCTTTGATGGTTCTCTTGACATCAATGGCACAGAAGAATTTATGAAGTTGATAAATATGCTAAATGAGAACACAAACATCTTTGTGATCACTCACAAGACTGATCAGATGGTTGATAAGTTCAAACATACAATTCGATTTGGTAAAGTAAAGAATTTTTCACAAGTGGTAATTTAATATGGCAAGAAATTTAAAATATGTAAATGGCAATTTAATTGAATATGAAGTTCTTAAACTTGTCGATTTTTACGATCCAATTCTACGTCAACCAACTATCCCATGGGACTTTAAAAACAGAAAAGGTTCTGAAGCAGAATACATTGCATACTCACTAGTTGAGACGATGACCGCATATGGTGGTCTTGGTTTGTCAGCAAATCAAGTTGGACTTAAAGACAGAGTTTGTGTTATCAATATGGGCAGTGAAGCATGGTTGATGTTTAACCCAGAAATTATTGAAAGTAGTCTTGTTCCCGCTCAATATTCAGAGGGGTGTCTTTCATATCCAGGTTTGTATATCAAATGCAATCGCTCAAATCATATCAAAGTTAGATTTCAAGCAGCATATGGAGAAGTTCTTGAGAAGCAGTTAGATGGATTGACTGCTGTATGCGTTCAGCATGAAATTGACCACTTGAATGGAATTGTATATACGGATAAAATTAGTCCGATAAACCTAGAAAAAGCCAAGAGAAAGGTAAAAACCAACCTGAAAAAGATGTCTAGACTAACCGCTGCGTAAGTTGTTGATTTTATTAGAGTTTTTTCGTATTGTCTTTTCGGCTTTTCCATAGCAGAATGGATGTATGAAAACGAATTTACAGGCTTCCAAGTCGATCCTCGCCAAACTCTTGGCGAGCGAAAATATTACAGTCTCGCACCAGAGCGTCAAGACAGCATATTTCGACCTCAAGAATCGCACGATGGTTCTTCCTGTCTGGAAGGACATGGATGGTGACTTGTATGATCTACTCACAGGTCACGAAGTTGGTCATGCTCTGAACACTCCGCAGCAGGGCTGGCATAATGAAGTTGCTGCGACGGAAAAGAAATTCAAAGATTTCTTGAACGTCATCGAAGATGCTCGCATTGAGAAACTGGTCAAGCGCAAGTTCCCTGGACTGTCCAAGTCTTTTGCGCGTGCATATGCTTCATTGTATGAGCGCGACTTTTTCGGCATCAAGAAACTCGAAGACCTCAGCAAACTCAATCTGATTGATCGCATCAACCTGCGCTTCAAGATGGGTTCGCATGTCATTGTTGAATTCAATGACATTGAACGCGAGATTGTTCGCGAAGTTGAGGCTGCTGAAACATGGGATCAAGTTGTTGATATTGCTCGACGTGTGTACGACTACACGAAGCAGAATGAACAAAACAAGGTTCAGAATCAGCAAGACCTTCAAGAGCAGATGCGCAATGAGCGTCAAGAGAATCAAGAAGATTCTGGCGAGTATGATGATGCCGAAGATGATTCTGACTATGAAGATGACATCGACGGTAACGATGACTCTGACCTAGACGAAGAATCAGATGGCACTGACGCTGAAGATTCACAAGATCAAATTGAGTCTGATGAAGAAGATTCTGACGACAATCAGTACAGTTCTGGTGGCGACACTCCTGAAGAAGATGACGATGAGCCGCAGTCTGTAACTGACCGCAGTTTTCGTCAGCGTGAGCAGGAATTGGTCAACGAGACTGGCAAAATCTTCATGTATGAGTTGCCAGATGCTGTTCTTGAGAACATCATTCTTCCGAACACGGAAGTTGTGAATGATCTTGAGAAATATTTCCGCGAACAAGTTGCTGATCCGAATCGCACCTATGGTCGCTATGGGATTTCTTACGATACTGTTGTTCAGAAGTGTGTGCGCAAATTCAACACGAACAACAAGAAAGTCATTATGCATATCTTGAAAGAATTCGAGATGCGCAAGAAAGCCAATGAGTATGCTCGAACGCAGACTGCTCGCACTGGTGAATTGAACATGAATGTGCTGCACAAGTATCGCTTCAGCAATGATCTGTTCAAGAAGATCACTGTTGTGCCGAAGGGCAAGAATCATGGCTTTATCATGTTCGTTGACATGTCTGGTTCAATGTCTGATATTCTCCGCAATACGATTGAGCAGATGCTTGTGCTTGCGTCGTTCTGTAAACTTGCCAAAGTGCCGTTTGAAGTTTATGGCTTCAGCGACGATGCTTATGGCAACAAGAAGTTGCACGAGATGATGTCGAAAAATCGTTTTGTTTCGAACCGTGCAGTTGACATGACGATGAGTCAGACATGGTTCCATCTGAAGCATCTGATTGGTTCTTCTTTGTCGCCTGTTCAGTATCGTCGTGCGTTCAATGCGATGTGCGTTATTGCCAATGAGTATGGTCGTGCATATGACTACACTTCCAACGAAAACGATCATGGTGGTTGGCGATACGATTGGGACACTTCTGGCTTTGGCTTGAACGGCACTCCGTTTCTCGAGACTTTGCTTGCTTCTCGCGGAATCATTACTGCGTTCCAGAACAAGCATCAGTTGAATGTTTGCAACGTTGTGTATCTGACTGACGGTGACGGTGGCAGCAATCTTTCGTATCCTCTGATGAGCAATGATTCTGGTTTCTATGATGATCGTCGCAAGTCTGTGGTGTATTTCATCGACAAAAAGACCAAGAAGAAAGTCAAGTTGTCAAATTACCATACGATGCAACCTGCGATCACGGAGTTGGTTGCTGACGTGACTGGTTGTAAGCATATTGGTTTTTATGTTGGCAACAAGAAAGCCATTCAGCGTGATGTGAAGTATCTTGTCAGCGACAAGTCTAGTATTGAGCAAGATGTTGCCAAAAAGACTTTCCGCGAGCACAATTACTTTGTTGTTGATCGTCTTGGTTATGACAAGTATTTCTATGTTGGTCTCCCGAGCACCAACATTGTTGACGACAAACTTGCCATCACTAGCGATATGAACAAAAACAAGATGGCTCGCGAGTTCTCCAAGAACGTGGGCAGCAAGAAGAGCAATCGTCTCCTGCTCACGAAACTGGCTGAAGAACTGGCAGTTGCGTAAGTTGTTGATTCTATTAGAGTTTTTACTGTTGTTTAATGTGTACTTTTCAGCGATAATAGTTCTATAGATTGATAATGGAGTCTGATGTGAGAAAGCCGAATTACGATATGAGCGCGAAGATTGAGATTCTTGAGAAGTTGCATGCGCACTTCGACAAGGATGTGATCTCGTTGAAGGAATTGAATTCCTATTGCGAAAACAAGAAGAATGGAGTTGAGAATTTCCCATACTTTATCTTGCGTGAGCGCAAGGTTGGTCGTGGTCAATTCAGTATCGTTCCGAAGAATGTTGGTTGTGTGACTTCTGCTCCGAAACAAACTGCTGAACCTGTTGCCGCAGCCGCAATGGTCGCGCAGGTTGTGAACATTGCTTCTCGTCGTGCGCAAAATGTCACCGAGTCATTTGTACCCGACCGCAACGAAACGTATGTTCCGTTCGGATTCTACAACGACATGCGTGACATCATCAAGTCGCGAATCTTCTATCCCATCTACATCACTGGCTTGTCTGGTAACGGCAAGACGATGATGATTGAGCAGGTTTGTGCATTCTTGAAGCGTGAGTTGATCCGTGTCAATATCACCAAACGCACTGATGAGTCTGACCTCATTGGTTCCTATGAGTTGGTTGACGGAAACACGATCCGTCGTGAAGGACCAGTGATCACTGCAATGCGTCGTGGTGCTGTGCTCTTGCTTGACGAGTGTGATCTCGGCACGGAAGACATTCTGTGCTTGCAGCCGATTCTTGAAGGCAAGCCATACTTTGACAAGAAGACTGGTGAAGTCGTCCACCCTGCTGCTGGCTTCAACGTGATTGCGACTGCGAACACGAAGGGCAAAGGCAGCGACGATGGTCGATTCATCGGTACAAACTTGCTCAATGAAGCATTCCTCGAGCGTTTCGCGATCACTGTTGAGCAAGAGTATCCGCCAGCCAATACTGAGCGCAAGATTCTTGAGAAGAATTTCGCTGTCCTGAATATCACTGACACGACGTTCATTGATCGTCTGATCACGTGGGCTGAAGTCATCCGCAAGTCTTTTGCTGATGGTGCGGTTGATGAAGTCATCTCGACTCGTCGTCTTGTGCATATCAGTAAGGCATTCTCTATCTTCAACAATCGCTTGAAGGCAATTGAGATGTGCTTGAATCGATTCGATGCTGACACCAAGACTGCGTTCTTGGATCTGTACACGAAGGTTGATGCAGATGCAAGTCCTCCTGCTTTTGCTTCAGAAGAATTCACTGTGCATCATGAAATGAATGATGGCAGTGTGACTTTTAATCTCAAGTATAAGGGTCAAGTTCAGCAAGCCAATTTTAATCGTGAAGAACTTGAGCAATTCGCTGGTATGAGCGAGGAGCAAATTCAGAATCATGTGAAGAGTACTCTTCGCAAGGTGATCGATCGTAATATCAACGATCTTCCGTTCTAATCGAGGATATGAATATGACATTGCAAGAACAAGTGAATGTGTTTCTGGATGATCTTCGTGAGTCTGGTGCAATCAATATGTTTGGTGCCGCACCGTATGTTGCTGATGCTTTTAGTGTTAGCAAGTATGAGGCTCGCGATCTTGTGATAAAATGGATGGAAACTTTTGGAGAACGTCATGGGTCTTGACATGTATTTGAATGCTTCGAAGTATCTCTCTGATTACAACAAAGCAGATAAAAAAACGAAAGAAGCAATGGTGAAATTGTTTCCTGAGTTGAAGGATTATTTGAAAAATGGTGAATTCCACTTCAAGGAAGTGACTGCTGAGGTTGGATACTGGCGAAAGGCAAACGCAATTCATAATTGGTTTGTGGAGAATATTCAAGAAGGCAACGATGATTGTAAAGCATATTTCGTCGGTCGAGAAGAATTAGGCAAACTACACGAATTGTGCCAACAAGTCTTGGCTGACAATAGTCTTGCCCAAGAACTCTTGCCACCAACTGAAGGATTCTTTTTTGGCAGCGCTGAACTTGATGAAGGATATTTCGATGATCTTCGAAGCACGATTGAGATCATTGATCGTGTTCTTGCACTTCCAGATGGTTGGTGGATTGAGTATCAATCAAGTTGGTAAGCAATAGTTTACTTTTGCCATTTGTTAGTATATAATAAATGGTATATCGCAAGGCAAGCCCCAACTTTGCGATATTATTGATGGGGTATTTTGTTGAAGGTGTTAATATGTCTGCTATTTATTCGATGTATGATTATCTTGCTGATGGCAATACTGTGACCACGCGACAGGCTCGTGCCTTGTTCAAGGTTGAGAACGTTGCTGATCTCGTCTATCGTCTCCGCAACAACGGTGTGAGCGTGTACACAAATCGTGTCACCACTTCCCGTGGCGAAAAGACGATTGCCTATCGTCTTGGCGCTCCGAGCGAGCAGTTCGAGAAGTATTTCGATCGTGGTCAGATTGGTCGCGCTCGCAAGACTCTCTATCGCAATGCAATCAGCGTTCCGATGAATGCCTAATCTGGCAATTCTAAAAATGTGAATCATTCTGTGGGGGTGCAATGCCCCCACAGTTTCATTTGGGATTCGGAAAATACATAGTTTGCTTTTTGAATTCTTTGCATATATAATGTCATGAGCAGGAGGAATTATCATGGCAAATATCATCATTGCAAAAACGAAAATTGATTGTGAGAAATTGCTCGGTCAATTTTTAGATGAGTCTCACTTTGATACTGTGATCAATGAAGACACAGATTGTTATCTTAGAAGTGAAGATGAAGATAACATTGCATTTAAGTTCCGTAAAAATTATTTCTCTAAACAAGAGCAAGACGCTGCCTATGCTGGTTTGAGGGAAGCAGCCACACCAACTCAGAATCGTGGACTTGCTGCTGGACCAAAAGGTGAGAAGTGTGGTGGTCGAGAATGGGCAACTGAATTTCAATTGCGTGTTTTTGATTTATTGCAAAAAGAAGCAGAGAATACAGTAATCCAAGTCGACATCAAAGAAGAAATTAGAGTTCTTCGAGAGCGTTACAAAGATGTGGAGTCTACTCGTGGTCTTGTTTGGTTATCTGCTCTTGTCAAACAAGATGAGTTTAATTTTGAAAAGTGGTTAGAAAAAATCATCAAACTGTCTGTTGCTGAAAGAAAGAAAGAAGCATTTGCAGTTGAAAACAAATACATCTCTGACACCACATATGCCAATCAAGTAAACTCTGGCATTGCTGGTTGGTTCGATCGATATCCTCGTATTCCATATGGTCGTGCCACTGCATATACACAGCACTCGTTTGACAAATTCAAATTGTCATTCCCGTTTCTACAAACACTTGATCGTGGCTTTGCTGAGTTACTTCCACAACGTCATGCTGCGCAACGCGCTGCTGCAGATAAGATTGATCCAGCATTCCTAGTTCCTGATACTGTGTTCACCACAATCACTGTGAACAAGACATTCCGAACAGCAGCGCATCGAGACGCTGGTGACTTTACAAATGGATTGAGCAATCTTCTCGTCCTATCAAACAATGGTAACTACACTGGTGGTTATCTGATTCTTCCAGAAGTTCGTATTGCTGTGAATGTACGACCAGGTGATCTGCTGCTCGTAAATAATCATGAGTACATTCATGGCAATACACCTATTGTGTTGCAAGATGAAACTGCAGAGCGTATAAGTCTTGTTTGTTATTTGCGTGAAAAGATGCTCGAACTTGGGAGCAAAGAGTATGAAGATCATCGATTTAATTATGTTGAGTGCCGTAGAAAAAACAAAGACCATCCACTCCAACGACGTCTTTGGAATGGTATTTCCGAAGGAATGTGGAAAGAAAGAGAATGGTATGAGTACCTTGAAGGTGTTGCTGGAAAAGAAATGGTTCAAAAATACCATCCAGAAGCATACAAAAAAGAATCAACACTAGAAGATTTGTTCGCTTAATATGTGTGCAGTCATTGGTGCTTACATTGAGAATGTAAATTCTCAAGATTTGATTAAACTTGCAAATGTGTTCCGTGAGTCTAGCATTCGCGGATTACATGCGACTGGCATTTCTTGGATTAAACAAGACAAAATCCATACACACATTGAACCAATACCAGCAAGAAGTTTTGTGAGTCGATTTAATTTAGAACAAACAATCAATGAGGATGGAAATCTGTATTTGATTGGTCACTGTCGATACTCAACTTCTGATCTTGAATACAATCAGCCATTACACAACAATCGATTTTCTATTGTTCATAATGGAGTTGTCTCTCAAGAGATGCCAGAAAACTGGGAAAGTCTCTATGGATACAAATGCCAAACTCGTAATGACAGTGAACTGATTTTACATGCATTGAACGACGCATTGATTCCAATGGAGACATTTCCAGACTCTTCAATGGCAGCAATTGAATTGCATTTGACCAAAAAGATTTGTTTCTATCGCAATGGAAAGCGACCAATATACTTTACTAAAATTAAAAATGGGTATATAATTACTTCTACTGCAGACATTGCAAATCGCTCAGAATTATCTGATCCAAAACAAGTTAAGATGGGTGAGATGATTACAATACGTGGTGTTGATAGTCTGTCCTATAAAATAATTGACATGAAGCAAAGAGATCTTCAGCCTGTATGAAATTTGCTAGTGCAGAAACAGTCATTGATTTGATTCGCAAAAGTCCAGAAGGAAACAACACGAAGTTTCTTGCGGCATCTCACAACTTGTGGGTTCGTTTCAAGAATTATGAGAAGTCACCGCCGATGATTCTTGAAGACAATGGTAAGATTGTCTCGCTCATTTATGCAACTTTTAATCGCGATAAGTACACAAATCTTTATGAGATCGTAACGGCGGAAGGCTGCGAGGGTAGGGGATACGCATCGCAGATCTGGGATGAATATGTAGATTATGCTGTGAATGTTCATAAAATGGAGAGATTAAAGATTTCATGCACTCCAAGTTCTGTCACATGGCATATGCGGAATGGTCTTGTATTTTGGGCAGTGGACCCAACTGGTTCTTTGAGATCTGATCAACCATTGTTTAAGAATCGTGAAGAACAAGTAATGTTTCGGAACATGGCAGTGAATGATCCTGGCATTGCAATTCCACCAAATGAAAAGATTTGTGCTCAGTTGATCAGAGAATCAATAGAGTCGCATAAATTCGGAAAGAAAAAGTTAGAAACAGTTAAACAAGCAATCGCGAATGTTGGTAAATATTGGCTTCGCGATGCATTATCAATGAACAATGTTGAACGATTCTTTGAATAAACGTAAAGAACTATTCATCAAATGGTATGCATGGTCGATGAAATTTGGCGACTGTGATCCTGCCGTTTGGATGACTAATTATCTTCACAAGCGTTATGAACATAACGATGAAGAAAGGCTCTGGTTTGCATGGCTGTATGGCAACACTTATCAATTGCCAACTGCATGGGTTCTGAAAAATGAATTCCCAGACTATGAACTTGCTACTGTGGATCGTATCACCTGGTGGAATACTGCCAACTACAAACGTCTACGCTATCAAACAGATACAAAATGGAACAAGGGTCACTTGCCAGTCATGTTTGATTCATATCAAAAATTCATTGGCAAAAAGACACAACGTGAGGTTTTGGAGAAATATTATGGAGACAACGAGAAGCAAACTTTCGACAACCTTTGGAATAATCTCAAGCGAAATCTTCATAAATTTGGTCGTTATTCCACTTGGTTTTATCTTCAGCATCTGTGTCATACTGCCGACATACATTGTGTACCTACTAGTCTCATGCTGGACGATTATTCTGGGTCTCGCTCACATCGTAATGGTTTGCATCTTGCCCTCGGCGAAGATCACAACTATGATAAGCAACTTACTGCAGGAGAATACAAATCTCTTGAAGTTAGATCGCGAGACATACTTGAGGAGACAGCATCTCGATACCCCGACCTTTTAGATCAAATCAATTTTTTCACGATGGAAACTTGTTTGTGTTCATTCAAGAAAATCTTTCGCGAACGTCATGGACGCTATCTTGGTTATTATCTTGATCGTCAATCAGAAGAAATCACTCAAGCAGAGGGCGATGGCTGGACTGGTATTGAGTGGGATGTATTGTGGCAAGCCAGACTCGAAACTCTAGATCCAAGATTATCACCAAGAAGAAAAATTAACAAAGAAAGGTTTACTTATTTCGTGAGAACAGGTAGAATAGAAAATATCAACTGGATGTTTGAAGAAGAAATAGAACCAATTGGATTGGAGGTATTATGGTCCGAGTGATTGCAATGGGTGGTGAGCCAGCAACTGGCAAAACCACATTAATGTTCAAGTTGATTTCGATGGCTGATGATTGGCAGATTGTTAAGCCACAGAAACTTCTTGATGCCATGTATTCCAAGAAATTGAATCTCTATATTCTTGGCAAGTATGCGAACGATGGTAATGTATTCCAAGGAACTGATCGTTTGTCAATGGCTGTGCAACCAGACGCTGAAAAGTTCTTTATGGAATTAGATTATGAGAACGCGAATGTGAATGTAATCTTTGAGGGTGATCGTTTGTTTAATGGTAAGATGCTTGATCAATTGTCAGCAGCATTTCCAGACTCATTCAAAGTATTGATTCTCAAAGTAAAAAATAGTACACTAGATCAACGACACATTGATCGCAAAGATGATCAAGACGATAAATTCAAAAATTCTCGTAAGACTAAAATCTCAAACATCATGAGTTCACTAACACTCATGGACTATATAGAGACAATGGTCAACGAAAATCTCGATGATCAGTCTAAGATTATTGACAATATTAGAAAATTTTACAACTGGAGTGAATAATTATGCAGTTAGAAGTTAAAGTTGATGAGTTGCGCAAGAAAAAACTATTTGTAGCGACTCCAATGTATGGCGGCATGGCACATGGTATGTATGTGAAGTCTTGCCTTGATCTACAAACGCTTTGTTCAAATTATGGGATTGATGTTCGTTTCTCATTTATCTTCAATGAGTCTCTCATCACCCGCGCACGCAATTATCTCGTTGATGAATTCCTTCGCGCAGAAGGCTTCACTCATCTACTCTTCATTGATGCTGACATTCATTTCGATCCACGAGATGTAGTTGCGCTTCTTGCTTTAGATAAGGATGTAGTTGGTGGACCATATCCAAAGAAATCCATCAAGTGGGGTGCAATTAAAGAAGGTGTAAAGCGTCATCCAGAAATTGAACCATCAGAGATGGAAAAACTCGCTGGCGATTTCGTCTTCAATCCAGTTCCTGGCACTGAGAAGTTCAGTGTTGCTGAGCCAGTTGAAGTTCTAGAGATCGGCACTGGTTTCATGATGGTCAAGCGAGAAGTCTTCACTAAATTCGAAAAAGAATATCCAAATCTTCGCTACAAGCCAGATCATGTTGGTCAAGCCAACTTTGATGGTTCACGTTACATCCATGCCTACTTTGATACTGTCATTGACAGCAAGGCAAATGGTGGTAAGGGATCAGATCGTTATCTCTCTGAAGACTACATGTTCTGCCAGTGGTGGCGTAACATTGGTGGTAAGATTTGGCTCTGCCCTTGGATGCGCACCCATCACATCGGCACCTATGCATTCACTGGTGATATGCCAGCCGTTGCCAACTTTGTCGGATCACTCTAATATAATATGATTGTAGGTCTTGTTGGCTTTATCGGAGCAGGTAAAGGAACAGTTGCAGATCTCTTAGTTGAACGTCACGATTACTTCAAAGAGAGTTTTGCAAATAGTGTTAAAGACGCCTGTGCTGCGATCTTTGGTTGGAATCGTGCCATGCTTGAAGGTGACACTCCAGAGTCACGAGCATGGCGCGAACAACCAGATGAATGGTGGTCTAAGAAATTAAACAAAGAATTTTCTCCAAGATTAGCACTCCAGTTAATGGGCACAGAGGCAGGGCGAGATGTTTTTCACCCTGACCTTTGGGTTCATACTGTATTACGTCGTTGTGAACAAGCACCATGGAACAATTATGTGATCGCTGACGTGAGATTTCCAAATGAAATTAACGCTATTAAAGATTCTGGGGGAGTTGTTATTCGTGTTCGTCGTGGTGATGACCCTGAGTGGTTTACTTTGGCTCGAGAATGCAATGTATACAACAAACTAGAAATAATGCGTAATGCATATCCAGAAGTGCACTTTAGTGAGTGGGCTTGGATTGGTGCGCATTATGATATTGTGATGGACAATAATTGTAGTTTGGATGAATTAAAAATTAGAGTTGATAAGTTGGTGAATTCGTTATATAATAATCATGTTGAGGCAAATGAGGTTCTAAATTATGAAACTTTCTGATAATACTATTACAATCTTGAAAAATTTTGCAGGTATCAATCAAAGTCTGCAATTCAAGCAAGGCAGTGTATTGAAGACAATTAATCAAGGTAAGACCATTTTCGCAGAAGCAACTGTTGAAGAAACTTTCCCGCGAGATTTTGCAATCTATGATGTGACAAAACTTCTCGCGATTAATTCTCTTTATAATGATGCCGAACTTTCGTTCGAAGAAAATCAAGTGACATTTACAACATCTTCAGATGAAGTTGGTTCAACCAAGTATTGCTCACCTGAACTCTTGACCCATCCTCCTGCAAAAGAAATTAAACTTCCGCAAGTTGATTGCAGTTTCGATGTTTCTCGCGAACTATTGGAGTGGATGCGTAAGGCTGCTGGAATCTCACAACTTCCAAACTTTGTGTTTGAGAGTGATGGATCGGTTGTTACCTTTATCGCAACAGATGTCCAGAATGATGCTTGCGATCAGTATAAGAAGAAACTTGGAGCAGGTGACGGTAAGAAGTTTCGCGTCACAATGAAGGTTGAGCATTTCAAGTTGATTGATGGTGATTATGAAGTCTCCATTTCAAAGCGTGGTCTTGCAAGATTTAAAAACAAGACAGTCCCTGTGACATACTATCTGGCAGTTGAGGCTGACAGTTCAAACTTTGAAGATGGAGAAGAATAATGGCACTTGACAAAGCAAAAATTCTTGGTTGTCTCCAAGAGATTTCCAACTCACTTACTCGTGTTGAAGCAGAACGTGATCTCATCAAAGAGATTCTTCAGAAGATGCAAGATGAATGCGAGATTCCAAAGAAGTTGGGTCGTAAACTGGCGAAAGTTTACCACAAGCGTAACTATGATGAAGAAGTCGCAGAGCAGAGCGACTTCCAAACCATTTACGAAAACGTGGCTAAATAAGATTATTGGGGTGCAATACTCTAAGTTGACGGCACACTCCGCCAGACTGCTCGCCGTGGGAACTCACCGTCCCCGCCCCATCTTCTCTTTTTGAGGGATTTATATTATGCAGAGACGTAATTTTTTCAAATATCTTGGTCTTGCTGGTGGTGTAGCCACTGGTGGTGTTGTGGCGGCTGCTGCTGTTCTTCCTGACAATGAAAAGAGCGCAGCCATTGAACAAATGGAAAGACAGAATGGTTCTGGTTTACAGTTCACAGGAAGGTATGGTGTGGAAGCACCAAAGTCTGATACCAACCAGTCTGTTTATGCGATTTGTACAAATGAACCGAAGTTTATTCCTGGCACAGAAAAGCAAGTCAAAATCGCAATGAACGTTGGTCCTGATGGTGAAATGTACTTGATGACAAACGGAAAATGGCGTAGAATAGTGACTGAATAAACAATCAGGAGTTATATTATGAAAGAATTGTTGTGGGTCGAAAAGTATCGACCGAAAACCATTTCCAATTGCATTCTTCCTGATGAGTATAAAAGCACTTTTCAATCTTATGTAGATCGCAAGGAGATTCCCCATCTCCTTCTCTGCGGTACTCCAGGAACGGGTAAAACTACAGTTGCCAAAGCACTATGTGAGGAAGTTGGTTCTGACTGGCTTATGATCAACGGATCAGATGAATCTGGCATTGATACCTTCCGCACCAAAATCAAGAACTATGCAAGTTCAATGTCTCTTGCAGGTGTTAAGAAAGTCATCATCATTGATGAGGCTGACTATTTAAATCCAAACTCAACTCAGCCAGCCATGCGCGGTGCGATGGAAGAATTCGCGCATAATTGTACGTTCATCATGACTTGCAATTATAAGAATAGAATCATTGAGCCATTACATTCTCGTTGTGCTGTTATCGAATTTAAGATTCGAAAAGATGACAAACCAAAGATGGCTGCAGCATTCCTTAAACGCGCTGCCGAGATTCTAACTGCTGAAAAGATTCCATTTGATAAAACAGTTCTTGTTGAGGTTGTCAAAAAATACTTTCCAGATTATCGTCGTGTTCTAAATGAACTTCAACGATATTCTGCTAGTGGAAAGATTGATGCTGGTATTCTCTCAAATGTAATTGATGTTTCTATTGGTGAATTGGTTTCAGCGCTGAAGGATCAGAATTTTTCTGCAATGCGTAAGTGGGTTGCAGATTCTGGTGGGGATAGCCCAGACAGAGTTTATCGTAAAATCTATGATCATCTTTATGAGATTATGGACAAGTCATCAATCCCAAATGCTGTAATTCTTCTCGCCAAATATCAATACCAAGCGGGGTTTGTTGCAGATCAAGAATTGAATCTGACTGCATGCCTTACTGAAATGATGGTTGAGTGCAAATTCTAATGAACAATCTATCATTCCTGTACACAAAAAAAGAAATTGAAAATGATACTCCACTGACAAAAGAGTATAATTTGCAACATACAGGTGCGTTGTATGAGAGTGCTGTAATTGCATTCTTGCGATTATGTTTATCTGAGCAAAAGAATATTCGTATTAGCGACACAGGTCATTTTTTAGATAGTGACGATTGTATTGTCACAAATCAAACGAATAAAACGTTTCTAAAGATTCAGATTAAATCTGTTCAATCGTATACTGGTGATGGATTAAACAAATTAGGTAAAGCAGCAAAGAAAAAGAAAGATGCATGGAGCATTCGAAATGCATCAAAAAAAGATCTTGAGGAATATCTCAAAAAAGGTGTTGATTTTATCATTTTTGTTTATTGCGAGCAAGTTCAGACTTCTTACTCGTTCCCCGTAACAGCAACACACAAAGCGTATTGTCCCAAATTATATTTCTGGATTGTTCCAATTGAAGATGCAATTAAACGTCGCGAAAGGGAAACAGATAAGTCCGATTACTATATTCTTAAGAACGATATTGATTATCAGAAAAAATATTTCATGAGATTTGATCTTTTGGTAGAGGCTCTCAATGGCTGACCTATTTAAAGAAATAATTCCAAGCATTTTGCAAACAAAACAGAATGCATTACTAACCGAAAAAGACGAGAAGTCATATTCGTCTTTTATGGTAAATCGAGCACTTTCGTACCATCGAGATACTGCCCTTCTCGCCAATCAAATTAATCTGTATCCAAATCTCGACAATAAAATGAAATATGATTTTCTCCTAAATATTGTTCGAGCCTCAAAAAGACCATATTCAAAATGGTTCAAAAAGGCGAAAAATAATGATTTGGACATAATCAAAGAGTATTATGGCTACTCAGATTCAAAGGCTGAAGAAGCATTGAAGGTACTTAATGATGAACAAATCGCTATGTTAAGAAAAAAATTATATAAAGGATGAAATGACATGAGCGTTGATAAATTGGTTGAAGTTACTCTGGGACAACAAGACGACTTCCTCAAAGTTCGCGAGACTCTTACTCGCATCGGAGTCGCGGCAAAAAATGATAATATTCTATATCAGTCCTGCCATATCCTTCACAAACAAGGAAAGTATTACATCGTGCACTTCAAGGAACTCTTTGAACTGGACGGTAAACCATCAAATATGTCTGACAATGATGTTCAACGTCGTAACACCATTGCGAATCTGATGGCTGAGTGGGGTCTAGTCAAACTCGTAGATGAGAACAAGACAAAGGATAACGTGGCTCCACTTTCACAAATCAAGATCCTCCCATTCAAGGATAAGAGTCAGTGGCAGTTAGTCTCCAAATATACAATTGGAAAGAAAAAGAAAGAGGTTTAATTTGTGATTACAGTAAATGTGTATCGACTTCGTGATGATCTTGAACTGCCAACATATGGCACATCGATGGCAAACTGCTTTGATCTTTCTTTTCAGCCAACGACTGATCATGTGACTGGATACGACAAATACAATAATCCAATTAGTCAAAAGGTAAACAACTTTGGAGAGATTTCCATCTATCCAGGAGATCGTTTACTTATTCCAACAGGATTAATTTTCAAGATCGAAAGACTAGTCACAATTGAAAATTTCTCTGATATTGTTGATAGCAGTTCTAATATTCCATTGGCTAACTATAGCATTCGATTACACCCACGTTCTGGATTGTCTCTCAAGAGAGGTCTAGTTCTCGCCAACGCAGAAGGCATTGTGGATGTAGATTATCAAGAGCAGGTCTTTGTATTGCTCACAAATATCTCGCAAATGGGTCAGACCATCAAGGCTGGCGAAAGAATCGCACAGGCTGAAGTCGCGTGCAATGAGCACGCAAATTTTGTTGTTCTCACAAAGGCACCAGAAAAACATTCTGAACGTGCTGGAGGATTTGGCTCAACTGGTGTCTAAATAGAAGTGGATGCCCATATGGGGTCCAAGATGTTAAACTTGCTTAACAAAGGAGTAAAAACAATGACAAACATCACATCACTCGCACTTAATTATGATAAGTATCTCCCATCCACATTGGGATTTGATCATGTCTTTGCGACACTTGACAATGCAGCGCATCTGCTCACATCCACATCAACATCCTTTCCACCTGTAAATATCGTCAAGACTGGCGAATACACATACACGGTTGAATTGGCTGTTGCTGGATACAAGCAAGATGAAATTGAAATCACTTCTGAGAAAAACTCACTTCGAGTAACAGGAAAGAAAACAGAGAAAGATGAAAGGGAATATCTTGCAAAGGGTATTGCTGGTCGTACATTCTCTCGTCAGTTTGTTCTTTCTGACACAGTAGTTGTTCGTGATGCTGCACTTGCTGACGGCATTCTCTCAGTTAATCTTGAGAATGTTATTCCTGAAGAACAGAAGCCACGTAAGATTGAAATTAAATAACCATTGAGATTATATTATGATTCGTGATGAACTATCGTGGGATGAATTGTTTATCTTACAGGCTACTCTGATCGCTCAGAAGAGCAAGGATCCGTCGACAAAGGTGGGGTGTGTAATCGTCAATGATGATAACGTCATCTTGTCGACGGGTTTTAATGGCTTTCCAAGAGGCATTGAAGAAGATTGGAAAGATCGTTGGAAGCGCCCAGAAAAGTATCACTGGGTTGAGCATGCTGAACGCAATGCAATCTTCAACGCAGCACGTGTTGGTGTTTCACTCAACAATTCTCGCGCATATCTGAACTGGGAACCAAAGCCATGCGCTGATTGCACACGCGCATTGATCCAAGCAGGGATCAAGGAAGTCATTGGTCCGAATCGTGTATTCGAGGGTAAGGGTGCTGGCAAGCATTACTCGATCGACCACGCTGAAGTCATGCTCCGTGAAGCAGGAGTCCGTATCCGCGTCTGGGACATGCCCCCAGAACTTGGGGTTCCCTGAAACTAGTCCGCTCCAAAGCCTTCTCCGTTCGTTATACGCGAT